ACCAATTGGTAAAATGAAAGAATTATATGAAGATGACAAAGGTTTAGTTTTTGTCGCTGAAATTCCTAAAACATCACTTGGTAGAGATGTAATTGCTTTGATGAAAGCGGGTGTTATCACAGAAAATTCTGTTGGTATTTTACCGATACAAAAAGAAGATAAAGGTGATTATAGAGAATTAAAAGAGGTTAAATTGTTTGAGATTTCAGCAGTAACTTTAGCTGCTAACGATCAGGCAAAAATTATGGATGTCAAAGGATCAAAAAGTTTTGATGACATTTATAATAGATATGATAATCTTACTAAATTAATCCGAAAAGGCAATATCACAGATGAAATGGGATATGCCATAGAGAGTGAAATATACAAACTTAAATCTTTATTCGTTGATGCTACTCAGCCAGTTGATGAAATTACTGAGCCAGTAGAAGAAAAATCTGAGTTTGATGTTTATAAATATTTGTTAAATAACTTAAAATAAATTTTTTCAAAATGGAAGAAAATGTAAAAAACCAGCTTGATCAATTAGGAAACATCATTGATGCGAAAATTGAAAAAGCTAATGGACAGGTGTTGGAAAATGCCAATGGGAAGATTGATGAAGTTTTAAAAGGCGAAATCAATAATCTTACTCAGAAATTCAACGAAAGATTTGACTCATTAGAAGTTGCAAACCAAAAAATGTTTGAAACTAAAAATGAATCAAAAGATTTCAAAACTAACTTAGCAAAAGCTATCAATGATGGTGCTATTGAAGGGTTAGTGAAAGGAAACAGCAATGCTGCTTCTTTTGAGATTAAAGCGGACATGACTACAGGTGCTGATTTTAGCGGTGAAGTTATAGCTGCGGACAGAGTGCCAGGATTTAAATTTGATCCTAGCAGAGCACAGAACATGAGATCTATTATACCAAATGGATCAACTGGATCTGATGTAGTTAGATTTGTTAAAGAATCAGGATATTCAAATGGAGCTGCGGCTGCTGCTGAAGGTTCTGCTCTAGGACAATCTGACTTTGATATGACTGCAAGTTCAGTTAACGTTGAGAAAATCGGAACATACCTTAGGATTTCTGAGGAGATGTTAGCAGATACTCAGCAACTAACTAGCTACATATCTAATAGAGTACCAGCTAAATTGTTAGAAGTTGAAGATACTCAGATTTTATCTGGGAATGGTTCATCACCTAATTTAAGCGGTTTATATTCTTCAGGTACTAACTTTGATGTTAGTTCAGGTGGAGCTTACTACCAATCAGTAGAAGCTGCAAATGAATTTGATGTTTTAGTTGCATCGATAAATCAATTAGCTTTATCTAATTATAAGCCAAATTATATTATTTTAAACCCAACTGATTTCCATAAGATTTTATTACTTAAGGATAGTACTAACAAGTACTTAAAAGATCAAGTATATCAAGGGTTACAACCTAACTTTATGGGTGTGCCAGTAATTGTAAACAATGCAATTACAGCAGGTACATTCTTTGTTGGTGATTTCAATTCTGCTCAATTATGGATCAGAGAAAACTTATCAGTTTCTTTCCATAGAGAAGACGGAATCAACATTAGAGAAGGATTCGTTACGGTAAGATGTCAAGAAAGAATAGCATTAGCTACTTACTTGCCACTTGGAATAATTGATGGTACATTTAGCACTGCTAAAGCTGCATTAGAGACACCATAATAGGGGTTTTTATTGTTATTAATATTAAAAGGGGGATTAATTTCCCTCTTTTTTTATGAAGTAAAACATAAAAAATATCTTTTTTTTTAAAAAATACTTTGTGAATTAAAAAATTGTTTATATATTTGAAGTAAATAATCAAACAATGAAACAAATAGTAATTAGAAATTTTAAAACTGCAAAAGGTCAAAGAGTAACAAAAGGTACTGAATTGACTATAATGCCTTTAGTAGGTGTGACAAACAGAGTAGATTTAGTTAAAATAGTAGGTAAAAATTTTACTATGAATACTTTAAAATCTACAGCAATTAAATTAACAACCTTAGAAAAATAATTATGAAAGAAAAAACACACACAAGAATAATTAATTTCATGGGCAACTCATTCTTTGTTGAATTTACATATTGGTCAGGAGAAAAAGAAACAAATTCTCCACCTAGTGCTGATATTGTATCAATACATTACAATGAAGTTGATGTAACAAATATAATTCATCATGAAGATATGGATGATATGGAAGATCAGATCATTGATGAATTTGAAGAAGATTTTTATTACTTATCTAAATCCTGTTAATCATGAGTGCAAGAGAATCATTAAATCATAGAATTAAAGTGAATAGAAGAATAAGAAAGTTTGAAGAATCTGAAAAGTTAATACATCCAGCTTTAAAAAGCGACTGGGAGGGTTTAGAGAGAGTTGAACAATCAAAAAGGTTATTAGTATGGACAATAGCAACAAGAAGCAAATAGGGTTACTTTTAGGGGTTTTATTAATATTATTTGCATTTAGGTCTGCAATAATTATTAATGACTTATTAACAGCTATATTATTATTAATATTAGGTTTATCACTTTTATATAATAATGAAAAGAATTGAAGATACAGATTTATTTATTTATTCAATTATCGGAGAGGATAAATGGAATAAAATGTCACCAATGAAAAAAATATATATATTAAAAAAATATCATGAAATTCAAAAAATGATTAAAGAAAATTAAATTTTGTTTTATAATTAGTTTGTTTGTTTGTTTAGGGGGGTGAGAAATCACTCCCTTTTTTTTTACCTTAGATTATGAATCATAATCAAAAGGGTTGTTTTGCTGAATATCATTTTGCATCAACAGCAATTTCTTTAGGTTATAATATTTCAACTCCATTATCTAGTTCTAGCTATTATGATTGTATATTGGAAAAGGATGGAAAGCTTTTTAAAATTCAGGTTAAATATTTAGGCAAAAATAGATTAAGGCGAGGGAATAGTATGCAAATAACATTAAGAAGGACAGGTTTGCCAAGTTATGAAAAAAAGTATGTGGATTTTTTTGCTCTTTATGATGAAGAAAATGATGGATTCTTTATTATACCTAATTTAGGACAAAGTTGTTTAAAAATAAATATAAATGGCAAGTATAAAGAAAATTTTAATAACTTTGCTATTATTTCATAAATAGTATTTTCTAAGTTCTTCAAAGTGTCACTAAAATCTAGTGGCACTTTTTTTTTATCTTTACATAAAAATTAATGTTATGAAAATAAAATTAAAAATCGAAATCAGTAAGGATGGACAAACTATTCCTGCTGGTGAAATTATTGAAATCAATGACAACAATGCTTCTAAATGGGTTAGCAAGGGTTGGGGTGAATTATTCCAAAAAGAAATCAAAGCAAAGAAAAAAGAAACAAAGGAATTAAAAATTGATTCAAAAGAAACTAAACATGAGACAGATAAAAATTAATTCTACGACTGGATCTGAAATAGTTAGCACATCTGAATTTAAGGATTATGCTAGAATTTCTGGTTCAACAGATGATACTTTAATTGCTATTATTTTAAAACAAGCAAGAATCTGGTGTGAAAACTATATATCTAGGGACATTGTTGCTAAGAATAGAACTTATTTTATTGATGAAACAAATGGAATTTTTGATTTGCCTTTTGGACCAATAGCAAGTATTTCTTCAGTTACTATTGAAGGAGTTGCTAGTACTGATTATTCTTTTATTGGATTAGATAATGAAACTATTGATTTGGATGGATCTGCTGAAGAAGTTAAAGTAACTTACATTACAAGTGGATTAGATGATGAATTATTACAACAGGCAATAAAACAATTTGCATCAACTCTATATGATAATAGACATGATTATGTAGAAGGGAAGTCGGAGAATAGTGTGCCAAGTGAAACTAAAGTTATTTTGAATGCTTATAAAAATATGTTTATTTAATGAACCCAGGATTATTTAGAAATCGAATTACTTTCAGCTATTCAGTTAAAAATGCTGATAATTATGGAGGTTATGTTTTTACTGCTGGAGGTACAATGGAAACATTGTGGGGTTATTTAAAACCAAAGAGTGGAAAGTATGAAAGCAATAATGGTAAAAGATCAAAAGAAAAAGTAGTCGAAATTATTATTAGAAAAAAAGATTATGAATCATTACAAATACCACCAGGATATACTGGGAATATAGATTTAGATAATAATGACATTAAATTTAGTATTTCAGGACAATCAGGAACATACAGGGTTAATGATTTATATGAATCAGATTATAATAAATATATGACTGTTACAGGAACATTAAACTAATTATGAGCAAAAACTTTAGAATTAGAGGTGATCAAAAAGATCTACAAAAATTTCATAAAAAACTAAGAAGAATGAAAAGATTTGGAAATCATGATTTTTTAGAAATTGCTCAAGATACAGCTGCAATCGCTGTTAGGTTTGCTCAGGGCAGAGTGCCAGTTAAAACTGGTGATTTAAAAAGATCTATTATAGCAAAAAAAGAAGGTGATAATGTTTTTATCGGTGCTGAAATGGATTATGCTGCTGTTGTTGAATTTGGATCTGCTAAAAAAAATAGAGCACCTAAACCTTATTTTTATAATAGTATAAGGGATGCAATTAAAAATATTGAAAGAAGAATGAATAATAAATTTACTAGAATAAGCAATGAATGAAGCTATACATCATATAAGACAAAAAATATATAATGCCTTAAATGGAAATATTAATTTAGGAGGTAGTAGTGTGCCAGTATATAACAGAGTACCTACAAATTCAGGTTTTCCTTATATATGGATTTATTCATTAAGTACTAATGAAGTTGATCAAAATGCTTCAAAATATAATTTAGAATGTATTACTAGAATTGAATGTGTTACTAGATTTGATGGGGATGTCGGTGGTGATTTAAACTCTAATTTATTAGTTTCATCTGTTGTATCTTTGCTAAGAACAAGATCCTCAGGTTATTTTAATTTGAGCTTAAGTGGGTTTAAGGTTTATACTTCAACAGTTGCTAGTATAAATTATGTTCAGGAAGATGAAAATGATCATACATATTTTAAAGGAATAATTGAATTATCAAATAAAGTTGAACAAATAAGTTAAATAAAATTATGGCACAAAAAATAAGCGAGGATACAAATGTACAATTGGATTTAAAAACAATCGGCATTATTGTAGCTGGAGCTGTATCACTTGCAGGAATGTATTTTACATTAAATGCAGAAATAGAATTAGCTAAAGAATTACCTAAACCTGAATTAACGAGAACAGAATATGATCTGAAGGATCAGCTAATAAGGGAAACGATCGAAAATACAGCAGAGCAAGTTGAAGAAAATTCTAATAAATTAGATAAAATAGATGAAAAATTATATGAGATTATACAAAAAAAATGAGAAAAATATTTGCCCTAATTGTGTTCTTTGCATTTGTAACAAGTAATGCACAGGATTTAACAATTATACATATCAATGCTAGTTGGAATCAAAGAAATAACTATGAGTTTATTGATGATTTAAAAGGCGTTAGAAAACAATATGGTTATTTAGAAGACCAAGCACCATCAATTAAAAAAAGCATAAAATCAGTTCCTACAATTATATTAATGAAAGATGGACGACCAGTTTACATTTGGAATGCTGATATTTCATTAAAAATAAAAATTCCTGTTTATGAAATACAGGAGATTATTGATCAACATAGATTTATAAATCGTAGAGCTAAAACAACTGAATGATGAGAAATATAGATAAATTAATAGTGCATTGTACTGCTACACCAGAACATAAAGATTTTAATGTCGAAGATGTTAGAGAATGGCATGTAAAAGGAAATGGCTGGTCGGATGTGGGGTATCATTTTTTAATAAAATTAGATGGTACTGTTGAAGATGGAAGACCTATTGAAAGAAGTGGTGCTCATGTAGCTGGATATAATAAAAATAGCATAGGGATTGCTTATGTGGGAGGCATGGATAAAAACATGGAAGAATGGATTGATACAAGAACTGTTGAACAAAAAGATGCTTTGCATAATTTATTAATGGATCTTAAATATGAATATCCTGATTCTATAATTTATGGACACAATGATTTTACAGATCAAAAGGTTTGTCCATGTTTTGATGCTAAGGAAGAATATAAAGAAATTAGTAATTGGATTGATAAATAATGGATTTTGGTTTTGCTCTTATTCCAAATGGTTTTTTATTGGGTTTAGAATTTTATCCAATAGAAATTGATCAAGATTATAATGAATTAAATATTTATTTATTTTTAATAGTTTTACATTTTAGATTTTATTCATGAGTGATAAAAAAAAGTTTAAGGAAACTACAGTTGGCAAATTATTATTTGGTGCTGCATCAATGATTAATCCTACTTTAGGAAAGATTTTAACTGGGGTTACTTCTCCACAAGATGCTTTAGCAGAAATTCAAAAATCAAAAATATCTGTTGATGATAAAATCAAATTACAACAATTAATATATGATCAACAAAATAAGGAAATGGCTGAAGTTTCTTCTAGATGGAAAGCTGATCAAATGAGTGATTCCTGGCTATCTAAAAATGTGCGACCACTTGTTTTGGTTTGGTGCATTGTGGTTTTTAGTTTTGCTGGAATTTTAGATAGTGTTGAATCAATACCTTTTCACATTGGTGAAACATGGAATGATACTTTTGAAAAAGTGATGATGTCCGTAGTTTTAGCATACTTTGGTGGGAGGTCAAGCGAAAAAGCAATAGGGTTATTTAGAAAAAATGGCTAAAAAAATAGAATCAACTTATAATTTAAATTATAAAAAAAAGCGACCAGGTGTTCATTCCAAAAATGCATCAAAAGGTCAAAAAGGTTACAAAAAAAAGTATAAAGGTCAGGGTAAAAATAGGTAACTATAATTGCTTAAATTTGTAAAAAAGATTTTATGGGTACTACATTAACTGGCAAAAGAGTACAGAATACTTATGATTCACTTATAAAGATTTCTGATAATAATAATTTAAGCGGTGTTGCTAAAATATTAGGTGATGGATTAGGAAATGATTCTCCAATTTATTTAAGTACATCACAAATCGGAATAGGCATTACACCTTCTTATCAATTTCATACAAGTGGAAACGCTAAAATTGGTGGCAATCTTATAATATCTGGCAACCTTACTGTAAATGGCACACTAACATATTTAAATGTAACTGATCTAGCAGTTGAGGATCCATTAATAAAATTAGCTAAAGACAATACAGCAAACACATTAGATATTGGTTTATTTGGTAAATATGTAGCAACTGGAACTAAATACAAAGGTTTTTTTAATGATGCTAGTGATGACAAGTTTAAGTTGTTTATAGGCACTACTGTTGAGCCAACAACAACTGTTGACACATCAGCTAGTGGATATACAATTGGCACTCTAGTAGCTAATTTAGAGGGAAATGTAACTGGTGGTGATATAAGTATTGATGATAATTCAAAATTAACTTTTGGTGATGATGATGATTTAGAAATACTACACAATGATATACATGGTTACATTACAAATACAAAAGGTGATTTAAACATTACAAGCAGTGGAGATGATGTTATAATTGTAGCAGCAGATGACTTTTTAGTAAAAACACAAACTAATCACAATGCTATTTATGCTAAAGGTAATGGTGAGATTGAGCTTTATTACGACAATGTTAAAAAGTTTGAAACCGCTACTTGGGGTGCAGTTATATATGATGATTTGATATTAAGTGGTACAACACCTTATTTAATCATTGATGGTAGTACAAATGCTGGAATACAAATACATTCACCAAGTAGTGCTAAAATAAACATGGATTCTAGAGATGCTGGTGATGGTGCTAGGTTACATAAATGGAATAGAAATTCAGATGGTGATGCTTATCTACCTTATTATGAAAAATGGTATGATGGTGACAGTTATCATTCAATTGGTGTTGAAAGTAATTTATGGAAATTTGATAGTGGTTTAGATGTTACTGGTGGTGCATTATTTAGTGGTAATGTAGATGCAAATACAATATCCTCTGGTAGAATAACCATAACAGATATAGCAGTTCCAATTATATTTAATGAATCAGATAATACTGGTGATGGCGAATGGTGGAGGCAAGTTTTGGATGGTGGTGATATGAGATTTGATGTCTCGTTGACTGGAGGTTCTAGTTTTACAACGTATGATGATGTGTTAAAACTTAATAGTGATGGTACAGCAGTATTTACTGGTTTAGTAACTGGTATAGCACCCACCTCAGATTTAAACTTTTCTACAAAAAAATATGTAGATGATTCTGTTGATGGTTTAGTAAGTGGCTCTGGTATTGCGACTCAAGTG